GCTTACCTCACCCTGGGACCTAGGTCCCTCATGTCTAAAAGACATGACCTTTCCTCAGAATGATGCTGACGTCTGAGGATCGTCCGCTTCGTAACAAGTGCCCATCGCTGAGAGGCTGATCGCCTTCTTTGATGAAGAACTTGAGGAGCGCATAGTGGTCGTCAAGACGACACACTGGGAGGTGACTTTTTACCTTCCAGCCCTTAGCAACGGGCAGGTGTAGGCTTGAGTCCCAACCGTCGACGGTAAAATCACTGTCGACATGCTCACCTAGGAGTGGGCTCTGCTTGCTGACTCGTGGGAAGAATCCCAAAAGTCGGACTAGCTCCTTGCGGAGATAGTCACAAGTATGAGCGTAATGCATCTCGTTCGCCTGGTTAAAGAAACTCACCAGGGAGATGATCTCCTTCACGTCACGTCGGTCACTAGGGAAAACCTGGCGGAACTTGACGTATGACACGTCAACTCCATCATAGTAGTCCTTGCCACAACTCTCTCGGAACTTACCGTTCCAGAAAGATTTGTGTTCATTGACTCGAAACCCGAAGGCTTCAAGCTCATGAATGACCGATCCGACATAGTCCGTGGGGACAATAATATCATCCCCATAGACCGCCACCGATCCGGCAAACGACTCTATGTCGTCACGCCGGAGGCGTCTGCCGAGCGCCCTCTCGATCCCACAGAAGACTATCGTGGTGAACACGATCGCCTCCATCGGGAAACAGAGAGCAGAGCCCATGGACGCAAACTTCGCGATGCGGTGTATAACTTCGCCGCTCGCGAAACGAACGCTCGCCTGTGTAGATCTGCAGGCCTGGACTGCACCGTTAAGGTGTGGCCAGTTGCTGAGCATATGCTCAACAAGTTTGTTCGGAACACGATCACTCGCCTCAGAGAGGTCGAGTGTTGCGAGAACCCCGGTGAGGGATCCAAGCCGTGCCAGGACCTGATTCGGTACCTGATCGCGGAATCTGACAATCCTCTGGAGGACGTCATCGTTCTCAATGAGTTTAGTCAACTCACCGGAGATTGCCTGCTGTGCGTACTGCATGCAGGTTGGCTCCATCGCGATAACACGCGGTGTCTTTGCAGTCTTGGGAACTAAGACTACCTTCACAGGTAGTTCGTCCCCAGGCTCGACGTCGTCAACGGACTCTAGCTGTGAGTAATAGCTAGGCGACGGGATCAAGTAGTCCGAGGATGGGAAGTACGGCTCCAATCGCTGGGGCCATGCTTGCTGCCGGAACTTTTCGTTTCCGGACAATCCATCTGCGGTTGATCCTGGTCCATGCTTGGGTAAGAGGGCGTACTCGTTGATACGAGCATCACACTCAGTAAAAACCCGAGCAAACAGTAGGCGAGAAATACGAGAAAACTGCGAATCTCCATCCGCAGTCCATTCGCTCTGCCACTGGTTGACTTCATCATCGGTTTCGAGGTACTGCCTCAGGGCCGACTCCATCCTATCTTCTGAAGACAGGAGTTTCATCTTCCCATAAAGCCCGCACATCTGGCGAAGCGCCAGAATAGCGTCAGCTGATGCAGTATCCCGAACGACGCCATCCTCATCAAAAATGAGCCCAAGGAATCCCTTGAATAATACAGGGAAGCCTGCCCGATACCGTATTCCAGGTATCGGATCGGGGTCGATCCGACCTTCTTCAATCCATCTCTCGATGGACTTCTGATAGGCCGGCAGGATCAGAGTAAGAACCTCTGATCCCTCATTTTCGAATCGCCGAAGGACAGTTTCTTCATCCTTCGTGGTGTCGACGGAACATCTGTCGCCCATATCTTGGGCAACAACCTTCCAGAGAGACATGAGGCTTTTCATCTCAGTCATGATTCCCTTTCCGAGGGTAGTCATGGCCAAAGATCCAGAGCCACATTCACTGGTGTTTATCTGCACCTACTGTAGCGCCTCGAACGAGTCCGTCAGGACTCGCCCCCGAGGAGCTTGGTCACGTTCGCGCCGCTGGTTGCGGCGAGATACGCGACGAGCGCGTCCACGACAGCCTTAGCCGTAGCGGTGTCGTAGCCTCGGTTGGTATTAACTGCCAACCAGACTGACATCGACTGCGGAATGTTCTGGCCCGTGATAAGCGGGCTGGCGACGAGGCTATCGAAATCGAAACGGATAACGTGTCGGTTCCGAGTCTTGGTCGTCTCGTGGTTGATCGTAAGACGGTACGCGGTATCGGCCGTGGCATACTTGCTACCAAGGTCCGACGTACCAGTCTTATTGAGACTCTTCGCAGAGCCTCCGACCGTGAGCACAGCAGGTTCAGTGAACATGGCATCTCTCTCTCAGGCTTTATGCCTGTGTGTGTGACGGCTTCGTACCGCCATTTGTGTATGAAGTTGTCTGGTGCACGTTTTCCGGTGTTGTAGACTTCACAGTCTAGTGATGCCGAGTGCAGCCAGGATGGCTACCTGCCTGGGTGAAAATCCGTCCCAGGTGGTGCCGAACCCGTAGGGTGATGCGCTAATCCGCGTCTTGTGACTTATCGTCACCTTTCCGCTGATCGTTGCGGGGAGTGGCTTTCCAGCCCCCACCGAGTACGTCCCAAGATGGGTCGTTTCTCGGACGAATCGGGATTCCTGCATGAGGTATCCGTATCTCATCACCAGGTCGTCTGAGTTGATGCTTTGAATATTGGAGATTACATCCCCAGTATTCGCAAACCAGTCAGCCAACCATGTCCACGGCGCAGCGTTCCAAAGCTGCTCAGGAGTCGGATCGATACCATATAGGTACCGAGCCTTATTTCTGAGCTCTCCCGGCCCAGTCATGGGCGGGATCCGGTACTGGAATTCTCCAGCGAACCAAGTTCTCTTGGACCGGGAATCGATAACGTTGCGTCCACCGGTTTGTCCCACAACTAGCAAGTTCGGCCAAGGGTTAATACTATCCTTGACGAACGTCTCGCTAGAGGTTTCAGTGGGGAACCGGTATGCCCTCCTTAGAGGTTTACCCGAATTCAGAGACAGATCCCGAAGGATCCGTTCCTGCTCAAGGTAAGCTCCAGCTGCCTTCCGGACATCAGAGATGAACGGTTTCCAGCCAAACTCTAAGTTGAGGTAGCTCTTACCCAGACCACGAAAGTAGTCTGCTCGCTCCTGTATGTCACGGAAGTGGCCAAGCGTACCGGGAATTCCTTCCCGATATAGCTCAACCGCGGTGACAAACAGGCTCGCTTCGGGCCTAGCAGGTTTACACCTGGCTATTGCGGTCCCGCCCATCGCGACACGTGACAAAGTGTCGGAAACCTGGGAATAACCCAGCAGATGGGAGCGAGTAAGAGGATGAGAGATCCCGCCGTTAAAGACGGGAATTTCTGGCATTACGTGACCTGTGTAAGTGCGGTTTCCAGCATTGCTGTAATCCCACTTGCACTGTATTTCAGGGATGTCGTACTGGACCGAAATTGCATCCAGAGGACCTCCCAGGTCGTAACGCCTATCCCACTTGTTTCTATCACCGTATCTAGGTGATAGACCTGGGTGGGTCTCATCAGTACACCAAGCTGCGTTCACATAATCGCGAACGTAGTTGTTGGTTCGGTATACTTGCCCTCCAAAATTGGAGAGCCACCGAACTTCCGTCCCGCGTCCCTGAATGGCAAAACTCGACCGAGATCTCTCACGATCGATGCCATTCTTCCAGGACATGGGCAGTGTACTTTCTGGTAAGAGTTCCTGGGGTAGGACTACCACAGGCTGGGTCTCTATGGAAGAGGATGTCTGTCGACATCGG